CCAAGGCGATTCTGTACGAGGTCAAGGCGGTGCTCTTGTCCGAGGGCATCATCCGCCTGTTCGGCGACCTCTCGGACGACGCGGGTATCTGGAACGAGGACCAGATCAACCTGGGCGACCGCAAGGAGCCGACGGTCGGCACGTTCGGCCTGGACGTGTCCACGACGGGGACGCACGTTGATATGGCGTTCATCGACGACATTATCAACGACAAGAACTACCGGTCGGAGATCATCCTCGACCAGGCGAAGCTCGTAATCAAGGCGCTCTCGCCCGTGCTTGATCCGTGGGGCAGCTTAATCTGCTCAGGGACTCGCTGGTCTACCCGGGACCCGTACGGCTGGATTCTTGCGGAGATTGCGGAGGACGAAAAGGCTGGAGTCGAGCCGCTGTGGACGGTTTACCTGCGCCGTGCGCGCAACCAGGATGGGTCGCTGTTCTTCCCCACCCGCCTGTCGGCCAAGGCGCTCGACGACGAGAAGCGCAGCCTGCGTTCCGATCCTCGCCTGTACGCCGCGTGGTACGACAACCAGCCGTACGACGACGAGACCAAGCTGTTCAAGCCCGAGTACCTGGCCGACTGCTGGTTTACCGCCGACTTCCAGGCTGAGCCGTACCCGTGTCTGGAGGTCTACGTCATCAAGGACGGCCGGGACACGGGGCAGCGCATCCTCATTCCGGTCGAGGTCACGATGACGGTAGACCCCGCTCCTACGGTGAGCCGGCGGGCGGACTTTACCGGCGTGACCGTGGTCGCGTGTCAGAACACGAAGCCCTTTCCAACCTGGTGGGTCCTCATCGCTCGGGCCTACAAAGCGACCCCCTCGGTGGTCGGGGACGAGCTGGTCAAGATCGCCTCGATGTTCCGGCCCCGGACCCTGCTCATCGAGTCAGCGCAGGCAGACGTGAAGATGGTCGAGCGGGTCACACACGGGATTCGGGACCTGGACCTGCGGACTACGATCCAGAGCTACCGGGCGCTCGGGGACGAGAAGCACGGCGAGCGGGGCAAGGGACAGCGGATCGCGGCCTTGGAGCCCAAGTTCAAGAACGGTGAGATGCGCCTTCAACGGGATGCTTGCGATGCTCTACTAGAGGAGTACGACAAGTGGGAGCCCAGCGGAAAGGGCCACGACGACGTACTCGATGCGCTGGCGATGCAGATCAAGGTGGCGCTCCCGTCCACGGTGAGCACGATCGAGGAGGCCGAGCGCAACTACCTGCGGTCTGAGGAGGAGACGGACGATGAGGTCGAGATGGCGGCCGACGTTCGCGAGGGGGCAGCGGTCGTGGCCCGGACGGGGCGGTCGTCCCAGGTGCTCAAGATCGCGTGAGGTATGCTAGGATGGCGAAAACGACCAGGACAATAGGAACACCGGAGGCCGTCCATGAAGAAACCGAGCCGCACCATTTCCGGGAGCATGACGCCCGCGAAGGCGAAACGACGGGTGGACATCACGCCGCCGATCCCGCCCGGTGTCGGTGCGACGATGCACAACGGGGGAAGCCGAACCACGCACGGCGACCCGCCCGCAACGCTCGGCATGGCGCTGCGCCAGCCAGGCCGCAAGTCGCACCCCGCCGTGGGCCCCGGCAAGATTCCGACCCTGCGCGCTTCGCTTCGTCAATGAGCCGAGCGGTTCGGGCGCTCGTCGCCCTAGTCATCGCGTTCGGGCTCGTCCCGGTCGCAGCGCAAGCCGATGTCTCCACGATCAGCCAGTCGGGCACCATCTCGGCCATCGCCGCCACGCAGCCGCTGGTCCTGTCCGGGCAAAGTACCTGCGGTATCGCTCTGTCGGGAACCGCGACGGGTGTCACCATCGTCCCGCAAGCGACGAGCGATACGCCGTCCAACATTCTTAACGGCTCGGCGGCCTGGGTCACGGCGACAACGATCAACGCAGGTTCGATCACCTACGCGGGAACGCAGGTCACATACACCGGAAACGTAGCAAGTCAAGGCGTGACGGGCGTTCGCCTCAACGTCACCGCTTATTCGACCGGAACCCCGTCGTACACGATCACTTGCTCTCCCGCGCTGGGTGCGCTGTCGGTCACGACCACGCCGAGCGGGACGCAGAACACGGCAATCACCTCACCCCTTGCGGCGAGCGGAGCGGTGCAGACGACGAACTGCGATCCGACCACAGCCTCGCGTTGCGCGACGGTTACGGCGGGTGGAGCGCTCACCGTGACTATCGGCGGAACCGCGCTACAGGCCCCGTTCGTCCTAACCGCCGCATCGGCTACGTCCTGTACCTCGATAAGCTCGGCCGCGACCTCGACGCTGCTCTCGATCACTAACGCTTCAACGGCCGCGCAGACCAGCACGATCTCGATCTTCAACGATCAGACGTGCACGGCGGCGAACCGCGTGTTCCAGGGTATCCTGGGCGCTTCGCAGACGATCAACTTCGGCGCGGGCTTCGGCCAGCTTCTGCCGGGCGGTGCGGCGTACTCGCTCTCAGCGGCGGCCACGGCTAACATCGTCGTGGACTACGCCAAGTGAAGCGCCTTCTTTTTGCCCTCCTGCTGTTCGCCGCGTGCGGCTCGTCCGCGCTCGCGCAAGCGGTCGGGAACGGCTCAGCGGCGCCAATAGGCCCCATCATTTACGGCTCGACCTATGGGATGCAGTGCAACGGCCGCTTCGTCTCAGACGGCGTGACCAATAGCACGACAACGCTAACCTCAGCGACAGCGAACTTCACGCAGGCTGATGTCGGCAAACTGATTGCGGCGTTCAACCTCACGACCGGCGGAGCGGGAACGGCGACGACGGGCTCGGCGACGACTATCGCGAGCGTTACGAACTCGACCACCGTCATTCTGAGCCAGGCCGCAACCGCTTCGCTGACGGGCGCCCAGGTGTTCCTCGCGTCGGATGATACGACCGCCCGGCAAAACGCGATTACCGCTGCGGCGAACGGGACGCTGCAATACCCGCAAGGCTACTGCGGCGTATCGGCGGCGGCTACGATTCCCAGCGCAATCACGATGCAGGGCGTCGGCGTTTACGAACAATTCGGCACCGCGACGAACGGGGGGACCACCCAATACTTCCCGGTCACCCCGCCGTACCTCACCGGAACGGTCATTTGGCAGTTCACGCCTGCAACGGACATAGACCAGATTACCGCTGAAGGGACGCCGGTCAACTACCGCAACATGGGATGGGCGTTCGTCCCGCCGTTCTACAGCACCGGTTCGTGCGTCAACACGATCCCGCCGACGGACGGCTCGAACTACAATAGCGGCGCGATGAGCAGTAAGTGGGACCGCGTTGCGTGTTACGGTAATGACGGCAACCACTACGCCTATATCATCACGAACTCCCTAAACTCCAACCGCGAGGACGTGCATAGCTACGGCGGCGGTGGGGTTGAGTTGCTTCAACAAAGCACGCGCATCAACTACGGCAACGAGGTTTGGACGAACGGCTACTTCGTCACGCTTATCGGCGGTTCGGCCCATGCGATGTTCGCCAACAACGCATCAGTCGGCGGCGCCAATATCCTCAACTACGTCTTGTTTCAGCGCACGCAAAGCGAAGTGCTTGCCCCCAATCCAGCGATTGCTGGGACCTCCGCACCGACGGGAACGCAGTACAACTTCCAGCAGGCGGGAACGGTCAATAACTTCGGCTTTGTTGCAGGCGACTTCGAGTCGTCCGGTGTGGCCTCGGTCAAGGTCAACTACCCGGTCCTGGGTAGCTTCTTTACCCCCGGTGGGAACAAGGGCGCTCCGGTCAACACAGGCGTTACCTCGAACCCGACAAGCGGGACCGCGTATCAGAACAACGCGGGTGTAGCGCAGGAGTGGTGCGGGACGTACACGTTCACTCCCGGCGTCAGTACAGCGGCGTCGGTCACGATCCTGACAAGCGCGAACTCGTCCATGACATCGCCCACAACGTACGGCCCCATTACGGAGCCGAGCACGACGGGCGGCGGCATCTCAGGGAGAAGCCTTTACTTATGCGCCAAAGTAGCCCCCGGGCAGTGGTTCCAGGCGACGTTCTCCAACGTGACCGCCACGGCAATCGCGAAGTTCACCCTTGTGGGCGGCGCATGATGACGCCCCAAGAACGTCGCGCAGCGTCGCTCATCGTGTACGGCGCGGGGACGGCGTGCGTGACGACACAGGCGCCCTTGACCGGCACGTTCGGCGGAATTGCAGGCGCGATCGGCGAGTCGTTTCAAGCGGGCTCCGGTACGGGCGCAATCTTGCGAACGGCGGCGTCTTCGGCGCTGTGCATCGTGACGGGCGGCACGACTCCGAACCTGCAAGGATGGATTTCGTACGCGCAATTCTAGCCATGCCTGACCTGACCTCATCGACCACGCTCTTTCCGCACGAACCGCTCCTGTCCATCACGACCGGAGCGACGGAGTTCACGCCGCGCTCAAATCCCGAACTGTGGGAGCAAGTCGGTCGAGACGCCTGGACGACGGTCGATTCCACGATCAACGCGCGTGCGGACTTGGAGCACAATCTCAAAGTCTGGCTCGCCCTGGTCGAAGGCGACATCGACAACGAAGCCGAGAACGACCGCTGGGAAAATGCAGCGAATCTGTTCGTCCCGGTCGTCTCTACCGAACTGCGAGCGATGGCGTCGTACCTCGCCGCGCAGGTGTTCGTCCAGCGGTTCATCATCGTGTCGGGCAACACCGATGATGCGGCCCTGACGGCGCAGAAAGTCGAACGGTACTACAACGCGGAACTCGTGCGCCAGCGTGGCGACACGACGTGGCTCCAGACCCTCAAAGACGTGCTGTACCTGGGCCTGCGGGATGGGACGGGTGTGCTCGAAACCGTGTGGCGCAAGACGGTCAAAGACGTACTGACCCCGGTCTACGAGCCTGTCGTGGACCCCGAGACGGGCGAGATGACGTTCGACGCTTCGGGCGAGATGGTTTCGACGAAGAAGATCGTCAAGCAGCAAGTCATCCAGTACGACGACGTGCATTTCGAGGCCGTCCAACTCAAAGATTTCGGCGTCATCCCGCCGACCGCGCGCTCCATCGAGGAAGCCGCAGCGTGTTGGAAAGTCGAGTGGCTCATGGAGTCCACGCTGCGCGAGATGATCGAGTCGGGCTTGCTCGATGAGGATGAAGTCGAGAAGGCGCTCGCCTATGTCCAGACGGGCACCAACGACGTCTCCTCTGACCGGCAGGGCTCGTACAGCAAGTCATCCGGTGGGCAGATCGACGTGGGGATCGGTCAGGGCTCGCTCATTTCGCCGACGTTCAAGAATCGTGGACCGATCAAAGTCTTTCGCGTTCACTCCAAGCAGCACGACCTCAACCACGATGGCAAGGTCGAAGAGAACGTGTTTTGGGTCCACGATATGTCGCAGCGGATGCTGGGCTGGAAGCCGTACGAGTACCTGGTGCCCGAGCGTCCGTTCCACGCGTGGTCGCCGTTCCCGCGCCACGGCAACGTGCCCGGGTACTCGCTGGTCGAACTACTTCAGGACCTCGCGGGCGAAATCAGCTCGGCCCGCAACGACATTCGCGATGCCATCGACCTGACGCTGTGCCCGCCGCTGGTCGAGAATCAGTCGGTCGAGATGAACAACAAAGGCGTGGCCTGGGCGCCGAACGTCAAGTGGACGTGCGAAGGCGATGTGGAGAAGGCGATCAAGTTTTTGCAGGTCCAGATTCCGACGCTCGAAGCGATGCAGAACGCAGGCTGGCTCGACCAGATGGTCGCTAAGGTGACGGGTCAGGCGAACCCGCAACTGGGCGTCCAATCCTCCGGCCGCCGGTCGGCCACCGAGATGCGTCAGCAGCAGGCCGCGCAGGCTACGCGTTCGTCCGACATCGCGATGAACTTCCGGTACTTCTGCCGCAACGTGTTCAACTTCGCGCACCGGCTCAAGCTCAACTACTTGGAGAGCAATCAGTCGTTCACGGACCAAGACGAGAAACTGACCGTCTCACGGCAGGACCTCGCGAAGGACAACCGGATCGAGGTGGCCGGGGCGTCCGACCCGGTGGATGCCACCACGCGCCGGACCGACATGCTCACGCTGGTCGGGACGATCGCCAAGATGTTCCCGGGTGTCATGCAAGACCCGGTGAAGGCGCGCTGGCTCTTGCAAAAACTCGTGGATGCGTGGGACCTGGCTGGAACGGACATTCTGCTGGGCTCGGATGAGGAAGCGCAAAATCAGAAGCAGGCGATGATCGCACAACAGCAGCAGATGGCTGCGGCACAAGCGGCGGGTGGTGGCGCTCCGGGTGGCGGGCAACAGCCTCCCGGTCCGCCGCAGCCCGGCCAGAACGGTGCCGCCCCACCCGGCGGCGGCCTCGGCGCGATGTTCGGACACGCAGCGGCATGATTCGCCCCGCACCGTCTTCGGACGAACGAACGGACGCGATGGTCGAGACGTTGGAGTCCACGGGCTGGGCGTACTGCCTTGAGGAAATCAAGAAGCACGTCGGGGTCATCCGGCGTGAGGTGTTCGCGGGAGACGAGTCCGACCGGGATACGGCGCTCAAAGCCCGTGAGGTGAAGGCGGTCGGTCGCCTTCTTGACATGCTGTACCGGCGCGCGGGGATGGACGGGCTTCCCGCAGCGCACAGGTCTATGATTGAATAAGCGAAAAGGAGCAAGCTCATGTCAGTAGGCGTAGACGAGGACCTCCTCGCGGGTCTGGGCGATGACCTCGGTGTTCCGCTCGATACCGACCTCGGGCAACCGGGAGACGTGGACGAAAGTCCCGACCTGGACGACCAGGGTCAACCGCGAGCGAAGCCGGTCGATCAAGGGGCGGAGATCGCCCGTCTCCAGGCGGAGATTGCGGCCGAGAAGGCCCGCCGCGAGGGGCGCGAGGAATCGGGCGGGGCGATTGCAGCGCTGCGCGAGGAACTGGCCGAACTGCGTGGCCGCCAGTCGGCCGCCCCGGCTCCGGCGCCGATGTCGGCCGAGCAGCGCAACGCGCTCAACGAGCGGATCGTCGGCCAGCTTTCGACCGACCCGCTCCAGTTTATGACCGAGTACCGGGACAACCTCACGCAGTACATCATGCAGCAAGTCCGCTCGGAGTTCGGCCGCATGGCGGGTCCGGCGCTGGGCGTCGGCGGCGACGTGGTGATCGACGGGTACTTCGCTCGCCGGTCCAAGGCGCTCACGAACGCCAAGATGGCTGAAGCCGTGGAAGCCGAGTACCGGGCAGGCGTGGCGGAGTTGGACCCCACGGACCTCATCGGCAAGCCGAAGGCCGAGCGTGACCGGATGCTGGGCCAGGTCTACGACGCTGCGATGGGGCGCTGGACGGCCAAGGCGCTCGAAGGCCGTCGTGCGGCTACGCCTGCGAACCTCTCGGGCAACAGCGGCACGTCCGCTCCCGCGGGCAAGGGCACCCTGCTCGCTCAGTGCGGGGCCGAACTCGGGCTCGACGCCGAGGCCACGAAGCGGTACGGCCGCCAGATCGCTGCCCGTGAGATTGCCGCGATGAGCGTCAAGGACGGCAAGCCGTACCGGCCGACCGACGCGGAGAAAGACGCCAAGGCCATCGAGGTCCTGGCCGGATACCTCGACCTCAAGACCGGAAAGCGAGCGTCCTAACCCATGAGCCAAGACCTCCAGAGCGTCATCGAGAGCCAGCAACTCGAAGCCTACTCCGCTCGTCGTTCCAAAGGCGGGATGATCCCGCTCCCAAACGGCCGCTACGCCCCACGCAAAGCCGAGTACCGCGGGATGAAATACCCCGGCCTGGACGAGACGCTCATGCTGGGCGATTCCAAAGCGATGCTCAAGAAGCCGCTGGCTCCGGGAGCGAAGATCGTCTGGAAGGACCGCGACGCACGGCGGCAATCGGGCAAGGCCACGGCCGGACTCATTCGGCAGGGCGTCCTGCGACCGATCCGCATGGACGAAATTGATACCTCGCATCCGTACGCGGTACGGATTCAGCGCCTCATGCTCGCCGGCAAACCCGTGGTCGCGTGGGAGTCCTTGCTCATGTGCGAGATGAGCGCCGAGAACGTCCGCTCCCGCATCACGGTCTGGGACGAGTACGCGCTGAGCCTGCTCGATTCCGAGGCGGAGCGGTTCGCGGGGGAGATTCACAAGGTCAGCCACGGCGCGATGGTCGGCAAGATCGAACGCGAGGGCGCGGGCGTCCCCATGCACATCGAGGAGGGCGTCAGCTAGGAGAGCGGTTCCTTTCCCCCTAGCCGACGCGCTCACGAAGCCCCTTGGTGCCGATCCCGGGGGCTTCGTGTTTTTCCCGGGCTTGCGTCGGCACGGCTTTCTAGCGTATGGTGAGGGTCGAAGCCAGGTGTCTCTATTGACCCTATCGGCGGGCGATAAGACGAGGGGCGCAACCAGTACACTCTCCCCAGGAGGGTCGCCGCCATCGCTAACGCACCGTACCGACCGATCCAGTATCAGCTTGCGGGTGGATCGGAAGCCCCCTTGATGGACCGGGTCACACCGGCGCCCGGCGTGGTCTTTCGGCCGGGAGACGTTCTGATTTACACCACGACGGGGACGATCGTGACTCCGTTGCCGGTTGGCTCGATGGCTGCCCTTCCGGGGCCCGTCGCCGCGGCAATCACGTTCGGGACGTCGGCCTCGGCGGCTGCGCCGGGCGGCACGTACTACCACTACCTGGCCTACACGGCCACGACGAACCAGTCGCTACCGTCCGGGCCGTGGCTCCAATTCGTGCCGCCGGGCTTCCTGCCGACGGTCAACGTCTCAGCGACCGCCGGAAGTCCACCCGCCGCGGCGACCAACTTTGCGGTCTTCAGCTCGCTCTTGCCGACGTTCGAAGCGTTGCAGCAAGCGACCACGACGACCACGGCGCTAGGCTCGACCTTCACCCTGGCGAACCCGCTCACGAACTACATCACCCCGACCCGCGCGGCGACCGGCGTCTCGTCCGGCATCATCGGGATCGCGAACGACCCGTCCGACTCGACCTTCTGGTCCGACAAGGTCGGCAACAAGTCGGCGTTCGGTCAAGGCCAGTCGCAACCCCCGCTCGACTCGCTGGGGGCGCTGTCCGTGCCGATCATCAAGTGTCAGACGGGCTTGTTCGATATGAGCCTCAAGCAGGCGTACTCACCCGCGCTCATCGGCGCAGCGGTGGGCATCACGCTCGATGCCACGTCCGGCTTCTTCATCGCCGACACTACGCAGACCCAAGTCGGCACCATTCAGGGACAGACCGGCGAGCCGTACCCGTTCGGTTGGGACGGCACCCCCACCGGCACAGGCGCGCGCGTCCGCGTGTCGTTCCTCAACTCGGTTCTGGCGTAAAGGAGCCGATAGATGGCAGCCGCGGGTATCACCAGCAACACCTCAATCCAAAGCCAATTCCGGGTCACCGAGAAGGCGTACCTCTCCGAGACCAACGCGGTCCCACCGCAGTACTCGGTCATCATCCCGGACCTCAAGAGCGATCCACGTCGTCGATTCGTGACGTGGCTTCCGTATGCGGGCCTGGGCTCGTTCCAAGAGAAGATCGAGGGTCAGCCTCCGGCGTTCGATGCGCCGTTCGAGATGATCCCGTTTACCGCGGTCTACAACACCTACGCCCTGGCGGCGTACGTGACCGAGGAAGGCGAGATCGAGGACCCGCTCGACCTGTGGGGCAAGGTCCCCGGGATGCTCGCCAAGAGCGAGCGCAACACCCAGGACCTCCAGGCATCGGGCCTGCTCAACTTCGGCTTCAACCCCGCGGTCTACGGCGCGGATCAACTGCCGCTGTGCGCGGTGAATCATCCGCTGGGCCCCGTGGCGGTCGCTGGGACGATCTACTCCAACGTCGGGCAGACGTTCTCGAACTTCCTGGGCAACATCGACCTCACGCCGGAGTCCCTGCACCAAGCGGAGATTCTGTTCGAGACGATGCTGGACGACCGCGGCAAGAAGGATCGCCGCACCACGGAGTGGCTGGTCGTCCCGGTCAACTTGGACAAGATCGCCAAAGAGGTGCTCGGCACCCCGTACAAGCCGTACTCGGCTGACAACACGATCAACACGGAGTACCAAGCGCAAAAGCAGTACACCTGGCGCGACCTGACCAACCCGTACGCGTGGTTCGTGCTGGGCCGCAAGGGCGAGCCCGACAACGTGGACGACGACTGCCACGGCCTGGCCGTCTGGACGAAGTGGAAGAACAAGGTCAAGGTCTGGGAAGACCCGGCGACGTCCAACCGCAACATCAAATCCCGCTATCGGTGGGCTCTCGGCTTTTGGACTTTCAGAGGCTCGGTTGGTTCGCAAGGCGCAGGGGCCTAGCCCTCGGTGCCGTTCAAAAAGGCGCTGACCGACAACCTCCAGGATTGGGTCACCGGCACGCTCGGGATGACGACCTTGTTCAAGGTCGCCTCAGTCGGCGCGGCGGTTGCGAACACGACCGTTTCGGACCTGTTCGTGCTGCCCGCCAACTGCAAGATCACGAAGGTCGCGATTGCATCGACGGCCATCGCGGCGCTCACCGGGCACTCGTTCAACATCGTGCTGGGGACCACGGGTTCGTACACGCAAGGCGCCGTCCCGACCAACGACAACTCCGAGGTGGACGGCTACCCGACCAACTTTGCCACCAACGGCATGGCGCTGTTCGCGGCCGACGTGGTGCTCAATGCGGCCAACACGGGCTTCGCCACGGCCACGGGCGGGTCGGCGGTGTTCTCTACATCCGGGAACGCGGTGCCAGCGGCTTCCACGATCTATCTGGCGGCATACGATGCGATCTATCCCAACGGTGGGATTCTGACGCTGCGGATCACGACCCCCGCCTCGACGGGCTCGATCTCCAACTTCATCGTGGCGGGCGTGCTCGAACCGCGCGTGCTCAACCCGACCAACGTGACGCAGACGGCCTCGTTCTCCGGCACGGGTGGCGTCGTGGTGCCGCCGCAACTCTCGATCTTGCCCGGCGCTTCGTACTGAGAAAGGACTAGGCCGTGCCCGCAGGCGCAGGCATCCTCCAAGTCCAACGGACGGCCCTCACCGCGAACGCGGCTTCTTCGGCATACACCACGCCCCTGACGGGCTACGGGACGGGCGCGCAAGACACGGGCGCGATTCCCTTGCTTACCGAGGCAAAAGGGTGGAAAAAAATCACGGCCCAGCTTATCGGCGGCGGGTCTGGTTATTCGTTCTCGATTTTCTACACGGCCGATCCCGTGGCGTACAAGGTCTGGACCTACGCGCGCAATCCGAATCCGTCCAACATCTTCGCAGCGCAGGGAATCACGCTCACGTCGTTGCCTGCGTCGTCCTGGGCGCTCATGCCGGGACCGTCCGAACAAGCGGGAGACGGTTCGACCTCCAACCCGCTCACCAGCGGGTCTGTGACGTTCCTGGCCGATCAAGCGTGGTTGGGACTGCGGGTCGTGCTGACCGGCATGACCGGGGCTTCGGGCTCGGCCTCCCTGGTTCTCACGGCGGTCCCGTAACGTGGTGGCCGCAAGCGAACCGCTGGCCTTGCTTCGGCAGACCATCGGCGACACCAACCCGTCCGGCCGCTGGCTCGACTCGACGCTGTTGAGCTACATCGACCGGGGCAACAAGCGGATCGTACGCGACCTCAAGTTCCCCGATTCCCGGATCGTCTTTCAGTCCGCTCCGGGTGAACAGGAGTACGCCCTCATCGACGGGCTCGGCAACCCGATCAACGTGCTCGTTCCCCAGCGGGTGTACGTCGCCGGCCAGATCGCCGTGCCGACCACGATCGCAGCGCTCGAAGGGCGACAGATTCGCGTCTACGACCAAGGAGCGGGTGGAGCGGGACTTGCTCCTGCGCCCGGTTCGGGCGGCCCCGTGGGAGCGGTCGGTCCATACGCTCCCGCGTGGGTCGCTCAGAGCCCGCTCTCGTATCCGGTCGGCAATTCGTGGGGCCGTACGGCACCCGACGCCCAGCCGTGGTTCGGCGGCCAGCGCCCGCGCTTCTACCTGCGCTCCAACGTGCTGGGTATCGTCCCGGCTCCCGCTGCGCCCGTGGTAGACATCACGTTCGATGCGGTGATTTTGCCGGCGACCATCATGTCGGTGAGCCAGGACCTCACCACGCCCGACAACTTCATGGATGCGATTGTCTACGCCGCAGCGGTGTACGCGATGCAAGGCACCGAGGGGAAAACGGCTGAAGCCAAGGAGTTCGAGACGTGGTACCAGACGCGGATGCGCGAGCAACGCGCTACGCTCAAGGGGTACTACGAAGCGGACGCACCCGGCGGACCCAAGCCGCTGACCTCTCGTTCGCGCTACGCGTGGTCGCAGAAGGCCCGCCGTACGGGAGCGCGGTGGTAGGCGGTGGTAGCGTGAGCGTCTCAACCTTCGGCGCAGCGTTCCAGAACTCTGACGGCGGAATCGCTCGGCCGTATCCCGGCATCGTCCTGGAAGGCACGGAGCCCGGTGGCGGCTGGGTCGATCTGCGCGAGGTCACCGGCGCGTGGTGGCTGGCGACCAACGCGACGTACAGCCCAACGGTGCCGGGATTCGTTCAGCAGAACTCGCTCCAGCCGTCCTCGGCGCTGTCGCTGACCCCAGCGGGAGTCCTGACGGTTTACACGGTCGGCGCGAACGCGGCCATGCCGATCACCTGGGCGACCTCCACGGTCGTGGGTGGACTGCCGATTCCGATTCCGGTCACCGACGGCGGCACCGGCCTGACGTCCCCTGGACCGGCAGGATTCTTCCTGGCGTCGAACGGCACGGGCTACGTTCCGACCGCCATCTCGTCGTCCGCGACGCTGCCGTGGTTCCGGCTCAAACAGTTCGGTGCGGCCATCGACGGCGTGACCGACGATACGGCGGCGTTGCAGCTTGCGCTCGCCGCGTGCGCGGCGGTCGGTGGCGGAACGATCATCGTAGACCTCGGAGCGAACGGCGCGCTTTCACTCATCTTGGGCTCGACCGGATCGCACGGGCCGGTCGTGTGGCCGTCCGTGTCCGGTGCGACCGGTCCCGTCCAGCCGGGGACCATTCAGATTTGGGGCGCCGTGCCGCCCGCCAAGAAGTCGAACTATTCGGCCCAGCCGCGCGTCGGTGGCGCAGGGTTCGACCTGCGCGAGACCGGCGCAGCGAATGGTGCGCTTGCGAAGTTCGATCTGCGTGCGTTGGGACTCGTCGTGTTCAAAGACCTCATGCTGGTGTCCAACGGTACGGACAACCTCCAGATTCTGGGCGCCACGCAGACGACGGTGCTGGGCTACAACTGCCACGTCATCGGCAACCCAAACAACGACGGCGGGTCGTGCGTGCAGCGGGCGGTGCAACTTGGCGGCCTGGGATTCGGCGGCAACTATGGAACGTCGGGCAACCAGCACGGCCCGGTGACCAACGGCGTGATGAACGCGAGCAGTACGACACTGACCGCAGGTTCGGGCTTCGACGTCTTCGATCCAAGCATGGCCCCCAACGGCTCGAATCCCGGCTGGACGGTCACGGTCGCGGGCGCTGGAGTAGGCGGAGCGACGCTCACCGCGACGATCGTGGCCTACATCAGCCCGACCGAAGTCACCCTGTCCGTCGCCGCCGCGACCTCGGTGACCAACGCTGCGGTGACCGCCTACGGCTACTTTTCGGGCAATGCGTTCTCAGGCGGCCAAGGCTACGGCTCGGCCCTGTACGACTTCCACTTCTCCAACGTGGATGGGTGTGTGGTCTTTGGCAACGCCGAGAACAACGTCTCGCTCTTCAATCCGTTCTGCGACTTCTCGTGCGGCGGAGCCGAACCGCAAGCCGCGCCGTTCATCGGCTACCTCGGGGCCATCGGCGAGAACATTTTCGGCGGCTACATCGAGACGACGAACTATGAGTACAACGCTGCGCTCATGCAGTCGAACGGCGCGTGGACGATCATCGGCCTGGGCCAGTACGATCATCCGGGGCAAGTGGCCGCCGTCTACTTTGATGCATCGTCTCGCGGAAACTTCGTGGTTGCTAGCGAGATGGCGGCCGGGGCAACGATTCTGGGTGGACCGGGTGCACAATACAACTCGTGCATCGCGGCGGGCCCGGGGCAATCGCAGCTTGCCGGCTCGCTCTTGCTCGCGTACTCGGCTGCCGTACTCCAAGCCCAAACACTCGCCGTCAACCAGATCGAACCCATCGCGTCGAACATTACCAACGTAGCGACAATCAACGACCGCAAGCCGCCTGGGGCTAACGCCTTCGACCGCTGGTGGAACGCGGCCGGGCTCGAAGCGTCGAGCATCAACGCCAACACGACCGGCGGCTATATGCAAGCGTGGAAAGATGTCTCGGCGTTGGGCGGAATGACCTCTGGTTCAGCGGTGCTCGTCGCGACGACGGCCGTCTTTTCGCCCGGCATGGTTGGGCAGACCGTCACGGTCGCGGGTGCGGCGGCGCTGGGAGCCAATCTCACCACCACGATTTCGGCGTACACCTCCAACACGACCGTGACATTGGCCGCCTCGGCAAGCACGACCGTCTCGGGTGCCGCCGTTACCATGTCGTTCGCCGTGTGCGGCTTGCGCGGGGACGTGCAAGGAGCGATGCAAGTGTCCGGCCCGGGCTGGTCGTCCGTCGGAACGGCCGGAGCGATTCTTCGACCGTCCGCAGGCAGCGCGACGGGGATGTTCGGCTGGGACGTGGATCAGAACTCCGGCGCCGGAGCGCTGGTCTACTCCAACGGTTCGGGCTGGAAAAACGCCGGCACAGGCGCTGCCGCTAGTCCCTAACCGATGAATCCCGCCATCGAGATTCTGCGGCTTGGACCGTTTTCGTCTCTTGACCTGACCACGGCGGGTGAGTACGTCAAGCCGGGCTCCGCCAGCGCGGCATCCAACGCCAACGCCCGGCGTGTCACGGGCGCGCTCATGGCCGAACGCGGGCGCGTAGCGGGCTCGGAGGCCGGAGTCATCCTCTCGAACCTCTTCGCCTCAGTCTCGGTCTTGGCTCCGATCACTCTCTCAGGCGACGTGGGGGCGATCCTGGTCGGTGGGTACAACGCCGCCGGGACGTTCATCGCTGCGCTAGCGCTCGAACAAGCACCGACGATTCACGATCCGACCACGGTGTTTCTCATCGCCAATGCGGTCCTATTCGACCAAGCGGTACAACTCGGCCAGGTCATCTACACCAACGGCGGCCAGCGCTTCTTTCTCACCAACGGCGAGGCTCCAGGGATTACCTACTCGTTCTTCGAGTGGCAGTACCCGACGCCGCCCTCAGCGGCGTTCGCCGGGGCGGTGACCCTCACGCCGACGACCGGCACGGGGAACATGGCAGCGGGAACGTACTCGTATCTGTTCACGCGCTCAACGACCATGCCCGACGGCTCGGTCTCCGAGACCAGCGTCAACTTGTACGACTTCGACAACCCGCCCACCGCCACGCTCTCAGCGACGGGCGAGATCACGATCACCGACAGCGGTGCGTTCCCGTTTACCGGCTACAACGCCGACGGCACGCAGTTCACGACCAACCTCTATCGTTCGTCGCTTTCTCAGCCGTCGTACTTGCTCGACGCGTCGGCCATCACGTCGCCCTATGCCGACACGCTCGCTGACGCACCGATTTCGGGAAACGCGCAGCTCCAGACCAATCGCGACCAGCCGCCGACCTCACCGGGGTCGTACGGGCTTCTTCCCGGCCAGGGGAATCTGTGCGCGATTGCCGTGCATCAGAACCGCATCTGGGCGTACGGTGTCGTGCTCGATCCGGTCGGCATCGGTCCCGCGACCGTACTCACGCCCGAAGTGCAGTTGTGGTACTCGAATCTCGGACGCGGGTGGGAGTTCAATCAGACCTCGCAGGTGCTCTTGCTCACGCATGACGTGACGACGTACCCTCCGGGCGCGACGCTGACGTACCAGAATCTGTATGGCAACGAGCCCATCGCCTTGTGCGAGGTCGGCTCGATCCTGTGTGCGCTCTCACGCAGGCTGGTGTGGGGCATCTACGGCGACAACGCGACCTCGTACCTTCAGCGTCCGCTGTTCAACATCGGCACAACCTCTCGACACTCGGTCTTGGGTGCAGTCGGCGGGATGTTCTGGGACTCTGAGAACGGCGCGTACTTTTTCGACGGTGGCGGGTTGCAGTACAACGAGGAGAACATCCGCGGAGCGATTCAGGCGCTCGGGACGACCGGCGTCTCGGCCACCGACCGGCTCCAGGGATCGGCGGTGTTCTGTCGGATGGCGTACTACCTCTCGTATCCCACACTGGGAATCACCTACGGGTACGATACGATTTCGGGGACGTGGCTCTCCACGCTGCCCTACGCCCCTGACTCGGCTGCTGCGAGCATGTTCGTCCCCTCGCAACCGTCCTTGCCGATCAACGGCCTCGTGCCGGTCATCGACGTGGGTGAGGTCCTGGCGGTGCGGCCCGGATCGGCCAGCGTGGATTACTGGTTCGCCGATCCGAACAACGACTTGGGGATGCCGTCGGTCTGCTCGTGGGTGGGACCCCTGACGGACGGCTCGACTCCCGAGCGCAACCTAACGGGCTCCCTCAAGGAGTTCGCCTACCTCACCCTGTTGGCTCCCGTGCAGCCGGGAGTCGCCACGGTCACGCTCGTGGTCGATGCGGGAGCCCCCAACGCGCAGTCGATTTCGGCCACGTTTGACCTGTCGTGCTCGGGCGCACTCTCGACCGATCCGCTCGACCGCACGCCGATGCATCGCTTCTTCCTCGATGACGGCAACGGCAACACCGTGCGCGGCTCCATCGCCCAGCTCTCGGTCACCCTGACCGGGATCGCCGGTCAGAACGCGCCGCAGGTCTGGTCGGTCGGTGCCTGGGGGAGCCCGGTCGCTCCGCTGGAAGGGCGCTGAGATGGCGAACGAAGTGCCGCTGCTGGAGGTCGCGCCCCAGCCGTATGCCTGGACGAGTCGGACGACCGATTGCGGCTACCCGCAGTACGTCAAGATTTTCTCGTACCTGACCGTCCTCGCGCCGGTCCAACCGGGACAGCTTGCCTCGATCGTGCTCACGGTAGACCCCGGCTTGGGGACGCAGCGCATTATCACCGCTGTATTCGACCTGTCGGGGACCGGCGTGGCGTCCACGATCAACGGCCAGCCGTACCAGAACGCCGCCGGCGACCCGCTCGACCTCATGGTGCTGCACACAACGACCGTGGGCGACACGGCAGGCGGCGAGATTCGCGGGTACCTGGCGAACCTATCGGTGCAGGTGAACGTCCCACCGGGGCAACGAGCGCCGCAAGTCTGGAAGGTCACGGTTTGGGGAATTCCGACCTCGCCGCTGGCGGTGCGGACGTGAGCACTCCCGGCTACGGCAACGTACCCGTGGAGTTCCTTCGTGGTACGGGACCGTTCTACGGCACGGGCTCGCGCGTCTCAGGCACCGCACCGCCGACCGTGCCGACGTACGGGCTCGACGGCCAACCGTCCACGTCGCACGCGATCCAGGGCTCGGTCAAGGCCACGACCACCACGCTCGCCATCGCGTTCCCGTCCGGCCTGGGGTTCACGTCGCCCAACTACTCGCTCATCGTGACCGATACGACGACCGGGGCGTACATCACGGCGTATCTCACTCGCACGCCAGCAGGCTTCTCGTTCACCTCAGTAGCCGGGAACGTCTACGCCTTCTACGCGGTCGGGACCTGACCGTGGTATCCTTGCCGAAATGAGCACTGACGGCATGAAGCGTTCGGCCCAACCTGCTGCACGCGCGCCCGTAGCGGCTCCAGCCCAGCGTGGTGTCGGCGCTCCGCAGGCGGCGAATG